CTATGGTTTCGTGGAAAACGCTTGCATAAAGCGTGACCTCGATATCGAATCAGAGTTCACTGGTGACGTTGCCAGAAGTGACGCCTACAAAGGAACGCTTGCCGACTGTCTGCTTTCTCTCATACAAGCCGTTAGCTTCTCCGAAGCGGACAAATCAATAGGTTCCCTCTCGGAAGACCAGCGAAAGGCTATATTAGTTCAAGTCAATCGTTTATATAACTCTATCGGCGAGGAGGAGGTTTCACTTACTCCAAAGCCGACAGTTTACATTAATTGCTGATGAGTCTATTGAGTTTTCATGCCTCAAAGCTATACCGGCAGCAGAAGGTAGCTGGCTATACAGATGATGATGGAAATTATCACCAGGGCAAGACCGAGTGGAAGTTCTGCTGCACTTGTGATGTAGTTCCTGCTGGCGAGGCCAACAAGTTAGTTACATCTGACGGCTCTATTGATTACTACTCCTACGAAGTGCATAATTTGCCCGTAGGAATTGAAAAGTTCTCTTATGGGGATTTTATCAAGCTAGAAATTTTAGGGGCTGAGGATGTAATTATTAAGGTCAAGGGATTTCATCGTTATCAACTCCAGTGTAAGATATGGGCATAAGAATGACAACCAGCGCTTCCGCTCTCGATGCCTTCCTACAAAGAGCCGCAAGGAAGATACAGGAGAATGTGCTTAAGGCATTGAGCAAGCTAGGAGACGAATCTGTGGTTAGAATCCGTAACAGGTCTGCCAAGGAAAGCTGGATAGACCATACGGGCAACCTAAGAAGTTCTATAGGCTTCGCCGTGTACGAGCAGGGAAGTAAATATATGGAATCAGCCTTTTCGCAGGTTCTCAGTGGCACAGACGGCTCTACAAAGGGCAAGAAGATGATCAATGACCTTGCTAAGGAATATTCCAGGGTTTATGCTTTGGTTGTCGTTGCCGGAATGGAATACGCAGGAGAGGTGGAAGCCTTGGAAAGCAAGGATGTCCTCGCATCAACGAAGATATGGGCCACATCCATTGTAGAGCAGCGTGTGAAGATAGCAATAGACTCAGCAATTAATGAAATAAACAAGTGGAAGATATGAAATCAGATGGAGCAATTAAGACAGATGTTTACCGGTACATCAACGAAAGCGGTTTCATGAACAACGTCAATGGCAAGCTGTCAAAGACGATGAGACCGCATAATTCTCATAAGGAAGATGTCGTTATCTCCATCTTGGCTAATGAGGGAACGCAGCTTCAAACGGCAATTATAAATGTAAATATATATATACAAGACCAGGACGTAGATGGGCAGTTCGAGGAGAACACTATCAGAGTTGACGAAATCTGCAAAATGGCTTGGAATCTCTTGGAAACGTTCAGAACGAGCGAGTATGCAGCCCACGCTATTGAGCAGAGGGTATATGCAGCAAGCACGGGAGAACATGTAATAAATAATCAAGTTGAATATAAACTCATAAACGATTAAATTATGTCAGTAACATCATGGGGCAAATGTACTATCTACGTTCAAGAGGTAGGTAGCAAAAAGAACGAGTGGACTAAGCTCCCAACTCCAAAGGATGGCACTACTACTGTTACTCCAACGAAAGGCGATACTATGACCCAGGTTGAGGAAGGTGGCGGAATTGTTGACCGCAAGACAAAGAAGTCTACCTACGAGGCTGTATATCAGCTCTTTATCAAGAAGAACCAGTCGCAGCCATTCAAGACCATCGACGGTATCGTAGAGGGTAACTACCGTTTGGCTATCCAACCGGAAGACGCCGAGCTCCCTGGCGTTTACATGGGTAACACTACTATCGGCGCAGAAGAGGCCTATACGACTCAGGACGGTGCTCTTATCACGTACACGCACGCAGCTCTCATCCCAGAGGGTGACGTGGTGGCTAAGACTGTTAATTCAAAGAGCGAGGACGTCTATTGTGCTTACCGCTGGCGTGTTATCACTGCCACAAAGGGAGTAGGTGAAAAATATGCCTTGACTTTCAAGAAGCCGCAGGATGGCAATACCGCTCCTGCTGAAATCACGGAAAACTACACAGAGTAATAGGCATATCCTAATATCCCTTCCGCCGACTGAGGGTTATCAGCCGGCAACCTACCCAAGTAGCTCAGTTGGGAGAGCGAGACCAAATAGTCCGTCGCATGCAAAAAATCCAGGGTCTTCAAAAGCTGGTTGAAAGTCGCAGGTTCGAGTCCTGCCTTGGGTGCCAACAATTTAAATTCGAGTGATATGGAAGAGTTAGGAATCATTATATCGAATACGCTCACAGATATGCCGATAGGCTTTGATACTGAGCACGCTCACGTTAACATCTACCCTACTACACTGGGCATGATGTACCTAACGTCGCAGTTAGTAGATAGCTTGGAGCTAGACAAAGAGTTACTTCAAGCTGATCCATTCTTGGAAGCATTGCGAGTTGCAAACACCAAAAGGGAGACATGCTGCAGATTGATTGCATATCACTCACTCAATACAAAGAACGAAATACTAGACTCCAAATGCGTAAGCAAGCAGACGGAGCTAATCTTTAAAGAATGCTCCAACGAGGATATAGCCACTCTTCTCATCATCATCCTTAAGGCTAACTCATACCAGACAATAGCCAAAGAAACAGGAATGGAAGAAGAAGCGAAGCGTATGGCAAAGGTCAACGCAGCGAAGAAGTCGGAGAATAGCTTTATCTTCGGAGGTAAGACAATATGGGGAACACTCATAGATGCTGCTTGCGAAAGATACGGATGGACTTTCGATTACGTGGTATGGGGAATATCGTATAACAACCTAACTCTCATGCTTAAAGACAAGATTACTTCAATCTATCTGTCTGACGAGGAGAGGAAGAAAGCCCATATACCGGCAGCAGGGGAAGAGGTCATCGATGGCAACAACAAGGAGGCGGTAATGAAGGCGGTGATAGAGTCCGAGACCGAGATTTAACCGAAGTCTTCCTGCGCACGCACGTAAAGTTCCCATATCGAACACTCATATTTGGTGTTTCCCCGGCGATTCTTTATAACAGAGTATAAATTCAAGGAAAAATAGAACATTATGCCAAGCATTAAATTCGATACAATAGTCGAGACAGCCAAGGTCGTTTCCGGTTTTCGAGACATTCAGAACGCAGTTCATCAGACTGCCGAGAGGGTTGAGAAGGACGGAAAGTCTATTGACGATGTAATCTCGAATATACAGAACAGTATGAACATTGCCATTGGCGGTTGGAGCATTGGCAAGTTCGTCAATCAGATGATGCAGGTCCGCGGTCAGTTCCAGCAGACAGAAATGGCATTCAAGACGATGTTGCAGTCTGAGGAGAAAGCTGATGCTCTCATGAAGCAGTTGATCCGCACGGCAGCCGTCACACCTTTCGAGGTCGAAGACGTTACAGAGGGAGCCAAGCAGCTCCTTGCGTTCAACGTAGCAGCCGAGGATGTTAACAAGACGCTTATCGGATTGGGAGACGTTGCAGCAGGTATGGGTATGAACCTTAAAGACCTCGTGATGCTTTACGGCACCACCATTGCCAAGGGTAAGATGGACACGATGGACTTGTACCAGTTCCTCAACCGAGGTATTCCTATCGCAGACGAGATAGCCAAGGTTATGGGGCTTGACGTTACCAACGCCATCGAAGAGGTACAGAAGCAAATCAAGGCAGGTAAGGTTACCAGTGACATCTTCATCCAGGCAATGCAGAGTATGACCGCCGAGGGTAGCAAGTTCGGTGGATTGATGGAGGCTCAGTCCAAGAGTATTATCGGTCAGATAAGCAACATTAAAGATGCCATCGAGCAGAAGTTCAATGACCTCGGCAAATCCCAGGAGGGTGTTATCAATACCGGATTGGGAGTCGTTTCCACCCTCGTTGAGAATTGGGAGACGGTAGGCAAGGTACTTATGACCGTTGTTGCAGCATATGGAGCATACAAGGCCGCTGTAATAGCAACTATAGCTATTGAGAAGAGTCTTATTGCACTGAATGCAGCGGCTAAATTCCTCGGAATGAGCGATGCACTCTTAAAGGCTTCAAAGGGTATGACTGCTTTTAATACGGCTTGCATGAACAATGTTCTTGGTATTGTGATAGGACTAGTTGCATCAGCAATCACATACTTTGGGGTATTTGGAAAGTCTGCGGATGATGCCGCTACCAAGACTTCCAAGTTTACCGAGAGTGCAAATGAAGCATCAAGCAAGGTCGAGTCGCTAGTCTCCATTCTGAAGACTGCAAAGGAAGGCTCCAAGGTTTACAAGGACACCATCAAGGAGCTGTCAAACATCTATGCCAACTACGGGGTTGCTATAGACAAGATCAAGGAAGACGAGAGCAACCTTGTGGATGTTAAGCAGCAGGAGATAGATAAATCCAATGAACTCATCGAGCAAATTAAGCTGGAGACTACAGAGCGCAACAGAGCCAATGCAATCTCCAAGGCTAACGAAGACTACAACAACCGTGTGGATAGTGCTCAGCAAGCCCTTTTGGGTAAGTTGAAGGATTATGGAACTTCTAGCAGCGGTATTGCAGTCGGCATACAGAACATCGTATCTGACTCGGTTATCAAGCAGCTTGACGACTTAGCACAGAAGATGGCTGGCTTTAATGAGCATTCCAAGGAATACCAATCCTATATGCGTCAATACAACCAAGTAATAGGGACGATGGTAGATAAGACGGTAGGACTTGCTAAATCTTTTGGGATTACGGACAGTAAAACAAAAGATGCGAAAGAAGCATTAGCAGGCTATCTGTATGAGTTACGTACTGCCAAGAAGATACATGCCGAGGAAACCGACAATGTTAACAGGGCGGCAGATGCTACCGAGGATTTCGGAAACAAGGCCACCTCTACCAAGAACAGGATAAATGCTTTGCAGAAGCAACTCCAGGGTGCCGGCGAGGATGTACACGTTCTCTACAACCGTGTCAAGGAGTTCATGCAGAACTATTCCGAGAACAACATCAACTTCCACGTCAACTTCGATGCCAAGATACCATCGTGGATGCAGAATATGAATATTCCGGAATTGGGACGCTTAGGTAAGTACTTTTCCGCTTTGGCACGCGACCTTGCAAACAACAAGAAGTCTGGTGCGCTAGTCAATGGTAAATGGATGTCAACAAACGATATCGCCCAGCGAGGATGGGATTATACCAATGCGGCGAACACCAAGCAGACCAAGGTAGATGACGATGCCAAGAGGAAGCGGCGTGAGAAGGAAGAGGCAGAAGCCAAAGCCAAGAAGAACGCTGCCAAAGCCAAGAAAGCAGCCGCCGATGCCAAGAAGCAGTCAGAAGACCGGAAGAAGGCCCAGGAGGAACTGAATGAGGATTTGAAGCAGCTGCAGCAGGAAAATATCGATACTGATATATCTCAGATGCAGGAAGGCACGGAGAAGAAGCTTGCTCAAATCAAGAACGACTATGCCAAGCGCAAAGCCGAGATTGACAAGCAGGAAGCAGAGTTCAAGAAGAAAAACAAGGAAGCTGGCAAGAAAGTAACCCTTACCTCTGCTCAGTCCAATGCCCTCAATAAGGCTAGAGACCTCGCTACCCAAGAGTATAACAAGAAGCTTGATGAGGTCAACAGGGAAGCCCTCACCTCTATGCGTGACTACTTGGAGGAGTATGGTTCACTCTATCAGCAGAAACAAGCCATTGCCGAGGAGTATGAAGAGAAGATTGCCAAGGCTCAGACGCAGGGCGAAAAGCTCTCTCTTCAGCAGCAGAGAAAGAAGGACCTCCAAACCATCGAGATAAATGCCATCAGACAGAACATCGATTGGGGAAGCGTCTTCGGAGACTTCGGTGCTATGTTCAAGGACCAACTAGAGCCTAACATTGAGAAGTTGCAAGAGCTCTCCAAGAGCACAACAGATGTCAATGAGCAGAAGACCATACAGGAACTTATCTCCAAGCTACAAGGCTCTGCCACCATCTGGAATAGTGACATCTTTAAGAAAGTCTCTGACGACATCAACTCCTATCAGTCAGCCATGCAGGGCTATATTGATGCACAGAATCGAGAGATTGAAGTCACGAAAGCCGTTACCAAGGCGCAGGAAGACCTCGCCAAGGCTAAGAAGAGCGGTGACAAGACAAGTATCAGCAAGGCTGAAGCCAACCTCTCTAGAGCACAGGGCGTACTTGCAACCGCATCTAACAACGTTTTGGAGTTCGGTTCATCAGTTCAGAAGGCATCATCAGACTTGCAGACATCTGCACAGAAGGCTGTTTCTCAGTTCCAGCAGCTTGAAAATGGTTTGCAGGGTCTCACATCTGGGTCGCTCAAAGGCATAGGAAACTCTATCCTAGGGCTTGACAAGCTTTTCGGTGGCTCTATGCAGAAGGACGTTGCCAACACTCTAGCAAAGGGCATCCAAGGGTTGCTCGGTAAAGATAGTGACGCAGCCAAATCTCTGACGAAAGCTTTAGGGGATAGCGGTATGGCAGGTGAAATAATCTCAGCAATACTCGGTATCCTCGATATTCTGAAAGATGGCTTCGGAACACTAATCAGCAACCTCATGGACACGGTCTTTGGCGCAGTAACGGGCATCCTCGATGATGCTTTATCGGGTGACATCGTTATGAAACCATTGAAGAGTATCGGGAACAACGTTTCTCATATCCTCAACACGCTTTCATTCGGTGGCTTTAATAGTCTGTTCGGTGGAGACGGAAATGCAAAGAAAGTCAATGATACCATCGAAAGGCTGACGGATAGAAATACCCTCTTGCAGCAATCCATCGAGGATTTGACTGACGCAATGGAAAACTCCTATGGTTCCAAGGCAACCTCATACTACGAGCAAGCCTATAAGAATCAGCAGGAGACTAATCAGAACTACCTAGACATCGCAAAAGCGCAGGCAAGCTATCACGGTTCGCACGGCTCATGGAATCGCTATTGGGGTGGCTTCGGTAGTGATGAGATGGATTGGATCAAGAAGAACGTCAAATCAGACTTCAATGGCGACCTATTCTCCCTTAGTCCAGAGGAAATGAAGCTCCTCCGTGGCAACGTTGCTATCTGGGAGCACATTGAGAACACTGGAAAGGGTAACTATGGTGGGCGTCTGACGGAGAAGTTGAATGACTACATAGACCAAGCGGGCAAGCTGGATGAGTTATCAGACAAGCTGAATGAAAGCCTTACGCAGATTTCCTTTGACAGCATGAAGGATAGCTTCGTGTCAGACCTTATGGATATGAGCAAGTCAGCGCAGGACTTTGCAGACGATTTCGCTGAAATGATGCAGAAGGCTCTTCTCTCCTACTCTATGGAAGACCTTATCAACGGAGACTTGAAGAAGCTCTATGATGATTGGGCGAAGGCTATCAAGGACAACGATGGCAAGCTTACCGAAACAGACATAGAAGCATTCAACAAGCGTTACGATGATATAGTCCAGGAAGGCTTGAAGAGACGTGACGAGTGGGCAAAGGTGACAGGCTACACTGGTTCCTCATCCTCATCACAGACCGCAACAAGCGGAGGATGGGCATCTATGGGGCAAGATACCGCAGACGAGCTGAATGGTCGCTTCACCGCCCTGCAGATAGCAGGAGAATCCATCGCTCAGAACATGACTACAACCATATCGCAGATGGAAAGCATCGTTACACTCGGAATCTCAACCAATGGCGCAGTATTGGAGATTAGAAACATGATGATTATGACAAACAGCTACCTCGAAGACATCGTGAAGTATTCAAAGCTTACATATAATGACTTCGGAGCCAAGCTGGATGACATGAACAGAAGATTAAAGGATATTTGACCTCTATAGGCATTTCGCTTGTCTGCCCTTACAACTACACTCAACAATAGCAAAAGCGGCTCACAGCGAAGCCTATGAGGTTATTTAATGATTAAATAGTTATGCTTAAAGGTCAACTTTATATCAATGGCAAGGATGCTTATCTTACGTGGGGCATATTCTTAGACGAAACTGCCCTCAGTGCGCTCATGACCCCTGCACCAAACAAGGAGTTCATCAGCAACAAGTATCGCTCAAAGGACGGCAAGTCGGTTATCAAGCACAATCCTAGATTGGATGAGAGGGAGATAACGCTGCCGTTCAATATGACCGCCAAGGACACAGATACGTTCATGACGAACTATGCTAGGTTCTGCGAGGAGGTTCTTGCCAAGGGAGAGTTGGTTATACGCACCCGATTTCAGCCTAATGTGTGGTATCGGTGCATATATCTCTCCTGCACTCAATTCAGTCAGTTCATTCGGGAAATGGCAAAGTTCAGTCTAAAGCTCAACGAGCCAGACCCTAGTGACAGAGGTGAAACAAGTAAATACGCAAGCTCATGATTCAGATTAAGAGAAATAACAAGGTATTCTTCACGCTAGAGGACTTCGGTGAGGGTTCTAAGCTGTCATATCAGCTCATGGACCACCACTACATCATCTTGAAGTTCACTACGGAAACGCCAGTCTATTTCGAGATTGGTGATTCCGTGGAGATACCCGACTTTGGTTACTTTGAACTGACATCGGCATACTTCCCTAAGAACAATGATAGTGATGGCTACGACTACGAAATGCAGATGGATGCCTACTATATGTCTTGGAAGAATAAGCTTTGCAAGTATCGCCCTCAGCACGGAGCAAACGAAACCTCGTTCAAACTCACCACTACTGTAGGCGTGCACATGAACGTTATCCTCGGCAACCTAAAGGCTCTAGGGCTTACGTACAATGGCAAGGAGTTCTCCGTTGACTACACTACATACAACAACAAGGCTTTCGATGTTCAGAAGAGGTTCTTGATCGAGTACGGCTCCATCAGTATTCTTGATGCTCTCAACGCTATCTGTTCTGAAGACGCACTCAACTGCGAGTGGTGGATAGATGGCTCTATTATATACCTTGGATATTGCGAAATGGAAGGACAGACAACATTCGAACAGGATGTTAATGTTCTGTCTATGTCCTATTCGGAATCTAAGTCAACTTATATTACGAGACTGTACGCATTCGGCTCAGACAGAAATATTCCGAAGGGATATTTCACTGGTGCCGATGCGGACGTCACCACCGATGGTGTAGCTACCGATTACCTCATGCTTCCAAACAAGGAAGTAGATAGTGATGGTTTCTACGCCAAGGATGGCTACCTGGAGAACGTGAATGTCGTGAAGAACGACAAGCAGGCTATTGAAGGTGTCGTGATGTTTGAGGAAGAATATCCCAAGGTGGAAAGCGTAGTTAGCAGTATCAAGACCTACGATAGCACCGTTGATAATGAAGATGGTACGAAGACAACACAGACCTTCTGGCAGGTTACGGCTACAGATTCTTTTGCAACAAGCTTTGAATCTAGTTGGATAAAGAGCAACCTCACTCTAGGCATCAAGTTCACTAGCGGTGCTCTCATGGGCATGGAGTTCGATGTTAGTTTCAAAGTTATCGACAAGGTTAACTACTTCGAGATTGTTGCTAATGACACCTACGGAAGAACACTTCCCGATGGCGTTATGTGCCCGAAGGTAGGTGACAAGTTCTTTCTCTTCAATTGGGACGCAACCAAAATTACAGATACGGACCTCATCCCTACTGCTCAGTTATCTCTGTTCGATAGAGCGAAGCAGTACTATCAGAAGACCATGATCAGCAACTCAAACTTCACCTGCACGATGGATGGTGACAAGTTCTACAATGATGGAACATACGATTACCATCCTCTCGGTGAACAGGTAAAGCTGATTAATGATATGTTTGCGCAGGTGGATGCGGATGGCAAGCACTACCGAAACTCTCGTATCATCGGAATGGAGATACCTTTGGATATCCCTTACGACCACCCTCAGTACACGGTTGGCGAGAAGGCAGCTACTAGCCGGTTGGGTAAGTTGGAAGATAAGGTTGATTCCATCAAGGTGAATGGAATGCAGATAGGCGGCACAGGAAGCGGTAATGGTGGAGGTGTCTATGTAATTGGCATGAACGATACCACTCCTGCATCCGATAGTAACGTTTATTCTGCTAGACGTTCTAGGATGGAGTTTGTATCTAGGCTGCAGGATAACACCGCAAAAGGAACTATCACTTGGGAAAAGGTGCAGAAGTTCTTACAAGGCATTCTCATAGGCAATAACAACGCCTACAGCATTGACGCAAATGGAAACGCTATCCTCTCTAGTGCGTTGGTGAATCTCTTGAAATCACTCGATTTTAACGAGGCAGAGCAGAGTGGATTTGCAATCAAGCAGAGAAGCGATGGAAAGTATCAGATGCTTCTCACGGACTTGATAGTATGGGGTAAGGCGATTTTCAATACATTGCTCATCCGAGAACTCAGCTACGTTGGTGGTAATATCGTCCTCTCACCTGCTGCTGGCAAGATAAGCTATATCAAGGAAGTATATAGCGAGACAACGAATGAGCTGATTGGATGGAGGTGCTATCTCCTCGCTGATGATGGAACGACCGCCACTATCAACTCATTCAAGGTGGAAGACCAAGTTAGGTGTAAGACATTCAACATCAAGGCTGGTGTCTATGAGAACGTCAGCAACAGGGACTACTGGAGACTTGTCACAAAGGTATCAGCCGAGAACGAGGCAATCACGGATTCGGAAGGTAACGAACTCTACGACGGAAAGAAGTTCGCATGGATTCAGATAGCGAAGGATAATTGCATGGAAGGCTCGGACAACCCTGCTGTTGGTGACACTATCGTGCTCATGGGTAACAGAAGCGACAGAAGACGACAGCACCTTCTGATGATGGAGACCGAAGGAGATTCCGCACCTACGTTCACTATGTACCGAGGTATCAACTCCTACTCCCTCAAAGGCAAATCAATCTTCGATGTAGGATTCAACGGCATAAACATCGTCTCAAAGTACTACCACATAACCACAGTTGACGGAGAGAAGATTTGGATTCCCGCCTATCGTGGTGATTGGAAGGAAGGTACGGAATACAGCTACTATAATGAGGTTACGTGGCTTGGCACAAGATGGCTCTGTATCTCTCCAGAAGGACAGACAACGACCGATGAACCATCTGAGGATTCTCCATA